ATTGCAACGAAGTGGACGGTTAGTATTACCCGTCCACTTCGTAACACGCACTTCGTAACGCGCTTACAGCGCCTCTACGTTGGTATACGTCATCATCTACCAATCACAGAGCGCCACAGCGGCGCCTCGCCCCCCACCCGGAGCGAAGCGGAGGGGGGGGGGGTGGGGGGGGCGAGCTGGGGGAGCGACGACCCACAGCAGTTCTGTCGCTAGGCAGTGAGTGAGAGTATTTTTAACTGAGCGGTCAAGGCCATGGCGCGCTTTGTTAGGCGTATGCGATACAGGCGCAAACCGGTTATACGCCGCCGGCGAAGGAGAGGTATTCGCCGCGCACATAGGCGTAGGGTTCCAAAATTATCTGTGAAATTAACTCGTACAATCCAACTCGATGCAGATGGTAAAGCTGAAAATAATCTTAGTTTGCATTGTAACTTGAATGAGTTCGCAGAGCATATCAACCTTGGAGCTAATTTTGAAAGGGTAAAGGTTTGGAAAGTGAAAGCTCGAGTGTATCCACAGCAGAATGTTGCTAATAATAGTACGTCACGTGTTGGAAATTATTGTATTGTGCCTTATCATAATGTTATGCCTACGACTCCGATTAATTTCCCGACGGCGCTCTCGATTGATAAAGCTAAAGTTTTTCGGGGTACTCAGTGTGGTCGTATGTCATTTGTCCCGGTGTCTCGTCTTAATGTAGATCATTCGACGTCAGCAGATGCGACTTATACTGTAGCACAATGGCGCCCTACATTTGAGATATCAAAGACGGCATCAACGCAGTGGTTATATAATGGGTTTTTAGTTCCCGAGAAAATAAATCAAGATACTGCATCACATTTTACTATTGTATTGGATGTATTTGTTACATATTACAATCAGCGATCATTTTTGTAAACATTATTTTTTATAATCAATAAAAATTTTACATGTAATACGTCTCTCAAAGCTTGCTGGGTTGTAGTCCTCGAATTTGTATAGTCTGTCCGTATCCTTTTCACTTGTTATCCATATCCGTTTACTTGTAAATTCTTCAAATCCACCTTTCACTTGGACTTTGTATGGGTAGCGGTCGCAGATTTTAAGTAGTTCGTCGTACTTGATCCATCCGTAGAAGTCATCTATGATGACGCAATCCTGTTGATGGTATCCGTCCCACCATAAACCACGCGGTTTATAATATATGCTGTCAGGGTTTATTGCTCGAGCTTCTTCAAGTGCTCGTCTTGACTTTCCGCTACCAGTCGGTCCCCAATAATAATAAACCCATGTTTTTTCGTCTCTCGGTTTGATGGGGTGAGATAACTTGAGGTATTCGGAAATTCCCCGATGATAGCGTATGTAGGCAGTAGGGAATTCTTTGGCCACCATTTGTGTGGTGTTGCACCCGTTCTGTATGGCACGTACCAATTTGTCAAGGTCTGTACGCTGACCTTGCCGTGCTGGAGTGCCCTTTTCAAAGTAGTTGCCTGCCTTCGAACAGTACTTTTGGTTTTGTTCGTCGGATCCATTTGCCTTCTCAATATGGATTCTGTTATTGAGAGACTTTTTGATGGCACTGAAGCGCATTGGTTTTGATAGATTACAGAACCCCTGAAGATGCAAGGTTCCAGTTGTGTCAGCGACTTCTTTTCCAACGATGCCATATTTACACTTCGCGTTAATGAATTCTACAATATGTTGATATTCAGCTTCTGTATAATTGTTAAGTGTAAAGCAGAATCTACGCGCTGTACTGTCACACAT